TCAACGGCACCGCTGCCGCCGCTTGCGGGAGGGTGGAGAGAGCAGCGACGATCCTGCGGGCGATCCAGCCTTCCCAGTGTTCTTCCGGGTTCGGCGGTGCTTCTTCGCTGCACAGAATTTCGTACACGGCCTGAACGCGCGGGTCGTTCCAGTGGGCCAACGCCTGCCGCACCGGGTCATCGTTCGGGGTCATGGCTTCGCCTTTCGTGTCTGCACGCACTGGAGGTAAGCGGGATATGTGAATGAGGACCGCAACACCGACTGCTTCACCCGCTCACAGTCCTGCGCCGTTGCGTAGTCACCGCTAATCGTTACCACTTCGCCGGCCGAGTGGCCGCCGATGTGCGTCACGATGACAAGAACCCAAACGAGGGCCGTGCTCATGACGCCTCCTTCTGTGCCTGCGCGGCGAGGGCGGCATCGATGGCCTCGCGGATGGTCGCGGTCGGGGGCGTCATCTCTTGAACACTGAACCCGTCGAACGTGGTGAAGCCCGGGCCGATGGCGGTTGAAGTCCAGTGAGTGCAGATGGTGAAACGGTGGCGCTCCAGGAAATCGATACGGGCGCTGTCCTGCCGCTCTTGCTGCGCGGCTGGGTGCTCTCGGTGGGTGGTGAGGGCGGACTCCAGGGCCTCAACGTAGGCGCGCACCTTCTCGGCCTCCGGGTCGCCCAGGAAGTCCATCGCGAACTCGAAACACTCCGGTCGCTTCAACTCCACCGCTGGCGCTGCTGCCGACAGCCCGCTCTGGTCTGGGCGCGTGCCTGCGGCACCGGGCTCTTCAGGCTTCGCCCTCGGTGCTTCGCACACTCTCCCTTCGGGTTCGATCCCTCGCGCGATCGAGTCGTAGCGGAGCGGCGGGTAGAGCGGTTGCCATTCGCACCCGTGCTCACGGGTCGGGATGTCGCTGGCATTCTCGGTGTAGACCCAAGTCCCCGAGCCGACGCGGTATCGCCAACAGGCTTGGTCTAGCCTCGCGTGGCCCACCGCCCACAACCTCCGGCACGCTGAGAGATATTCGCGATGACTCTCCTCCAGGAGTTTCACCACCCCAGCATAGGCGTCGGACAGTTCACCGGTGCCGCCACAGTGCGAGCACGGGCCATCAAACTCGTAGTCGTCCGGCCCAAGGTGGCTTGTCAAGAAGGTTTCATCCCCCGCCCCGCCGCAATTTGGGCAGACCGCCGCGCCAACGATCGAAGCTGACGCCGCCGCAGGCGGCTGGAGCGTAGAGCCCGACGGCGAAGCCGGAACGCCCAAAGGATCGGACGACAGCCCTGCCACGCTGGCGGTGGCGGATGTCTCGGCTTCGGTCAGGCCGTTGATGCCGACCTCCTGCTCTGGTTCATAACCGATGGGCAAGTGCGCCTCTGCCAGCAGGATGGAGCGAGCCCCACACTCGGGGCAAGCAGTCGTCATCGTCCCATCAGAGCCGCAGCCAGGGCAATGATCCTTGACAGGCGATGGTCCTCTCCAATCACAGCTATTGCATGCTGCCACGTCGGTATCGTCATTGATGCCGACGTGGCCGCATTCTGTGCATTGCCGTGCTTCGACATACAACGTCTGCGGGATCGCCACCGCCTCCGCCTCGCTCGTCAGCGCTGCTGGTTGGGTGGCGAACGGCGACGAGATGAACCCGTTGTTGATGCCGTAGGTCAGCGCATTGAAGACAAAACGAATCGCCTTCTCTCTGCCACCGCAGGGCAGACCACTGTTCGGGCACACACCGTTCTCGTCGGCGCAGTCTCGGCAGTTGCCGCCGTAGCGGTCCACGTAGGCCAAGTGCTCGTCGTCGGTGAACGCCACCGCCCCCTGCGCCTGCTCGGGCTGGGCGGGTGCGGGGCGCTGGGCACGCACCGCCAAGTCGATAGCATCCAGCGTGGCACTGAAGTCCTGCGTGCCGTGGTCAAAGCGGGATAGTGCCTGGCGGACGCTGATGCAAAAGTTGCTCATGCGCTCGGCTTCACGGTTCGTCATGCTGATTGCTCCTTGGTGGCTCACTGAATGCGCTCCGTGCGCCCGCCGTGACGCAACACCTCGCCGTGCTCCCCGATGGTCACTTGATCGTCTCGGTGAACCCGGAGTGCCTGCTTCACGGCCAGCTCGGAGTTGTTTCGGTAGCGGTCGAACTCGTCTTGAAGCTCTTTGAGCTTCCGCCTCCACTCCCTCTCGATGTCGTTGATGCGGTCGCTGGCAGGCGGCGAATAGAACGCCATCCCGTAGTGCTCGTGGCCGTTCTCTGCGCTATCGGCGAGACAGTCAAGCTGTTCCGGCGTCAGCTTTAGGTCGCATTCCTCTGCCGCAATGGCGATGCACTCTTTCCAGTAGTCGCGTTGGCTCGTGCTCATATCACACCCCTCCCTCATCGGCGGATGCCTTGCTGTCCCCCTCGTCGGCCTGCGCCGGGTGAGCGGCGGAGAGAGCGGCGCGGAACATCTTGCACGCCTGTTCGTGCGAGAGCAGGTTGGTACCAGTCGGCCACGAGGTTTGCACGCCGAAGTCCCCAGCGGTCCACCTTACCGGCTTGAAGCTCACACCGCCGTCGGGATGGAAGTCGTCGGGAAGGGGCCAGCCCATGAAGAAGTCGGCCATCTTCATCGCCATCGCGTCGATCTGCTCATCCGTCAGTCCCTGCGTCACTGGCTGTGCTGCGGCAGGCTGAGGGGTTAGGGTGGCGACATGCTGCTGCAACGCTTCCAATCGTGGCCTTGAGAGCCTGCCCCGTTGGATGACCTTTGCATTGAAAAGCACTGTCTCTACCCGCGCCATAGCGTAGTCTTCAAGCAGTTCATCGAACTTCGTTCGCCACGCCACCGCCTCTGCTGCCCCCTGCTGCGCCACGGCAGCGTGCGCGACGAACGGCCCTTCGTCCATGAACTGGAACGTCAGCGATCCGTCGCCGTTGGCGCGGAAGCCGTAGCGCCACGAATCAGGCACCATCGGTTGCGCTGCGCCCTTGACGGGATTGATCGGTTCGATGCCATGGAACATCACCAGCGTCCTGTCCTGATGGCGTGCCTTCCACTCGTCGCAAGCCGCCTGCGCTGACTTCATGCTGCTGTGCACGCGATCAACGCACACTAGCCACACTCCGTCGCCCCGCTGTTCGATGAACAGGTTGTCGGCGAGGTTCAGAGAATGACCTGGTTTTGCTTGTTCGGTCGGTGTCTGCGCCACGGGAGGGCGGGCGGCGAGCGACTTGCGCCGTTCCGTCACGTCGCGCAGATAGCGGTTCTTGTCCTCGGCGGTGCCGCGGTCGGGCCACCCGATGGCTTCGTCAGGCGTCAGGTCTGCGTAGTGGATGGCTTCGGCCGCCACCGGCTCGGCCTGCGCGGCGGCATCATTGACCATCGGGCCGTTCCATCCCGGCTCACGTCGCGCAGCCGGTGCAGGGGACGCCACGGGAGGGCGGGCGGCGAGAAGGTCGTGGACAGCGCCGAACGCTCGGCGAGCCGACACATGCCTCGGTCGGCGATCTTCCGGTAGGTCGTCGGAACATCGAATCTCGCCGCGGATCAAGGCTCGGATCGCGTCGCCAAGCAACCCTTCGCGGTCGGCCGCCACCGGCTCGGCCTGCGGCTGGATGGCGAGGGCACGTGCCTCGTCCGCAAATTGCTCCGCGACCTCCTGCTGGCTTGCTCCGCGCATGCTGAAGGAGACCCAGTAGTCACGGCCCCATTCCATTGCGCTCAGAAACAGAGCCGCTAGCGCCTCGGCCGTCTTGTTGGTGGTGTCAGCCATTGTTGACCTCCAGTTGATCGCGCAGCGCTTGCAACTTCTCCAGCGCCACGGACTTCAGTGCATCAGCGGTGCGCTGGGTACGCAGGTAGTCGTCGAGTTCAGGCACAGCAGCGCACAGCACTTCGCGGCGCTCGTTCCAGTCGCACCAGCGCGTTACTTCATCCTTCTCGCGGATGAAGTAATAAGCCATGTCGGCATCTTCAGCCGTCACCGTCTTGGTGGTGGTGTCGGTCATGATGTGGCTCCGGTGGCTTTGGCGATGGCGGCGCGGGCGCATTCAACATCCGGGTCTGCATCGCCGCCTGGGCTAACCACCCGGAGCGCGCCCATACAGCGCTCCAGCGCCTCCAGCAGTTCAGGCGCGGCGGCGATGAGGCGGGCATCAGGGCCTTCGAATCCTCCGTTTGGGAAGTGAAGGTCGGGGTGCCCATCTGACCGCTGTACGACCGCATGAAGGACATCGCCATCGTGTCCCGTCGCATCACTGCTGATGCGACGGAAGCTGTTGCTGGTCCAGATATGCCATGGCCCCGGCGTGTGCTTCTTGGTGTCGGTCACTTGGGTTCTCCGGTTGAGAGGGCGGCACGGGCGGCTTCTGGAGTGGGGAAGCGGCAGCGCTTGATGAAGTCGTCATCGCGAGATGAAGGCAACGGCTCGTATTCCCACTCGCCTCGGTTGTTCAAGCAGTTGCCATCGCGGCGAACGGCCCAGAGCGAAGAACCATTCATCTGCAGTGCCTCTTCAATGCGAGTGTCGCGATCGACGCGATACGCGCACGGTTTCAGATCAGACGCCCGCTCTGCTTTCTCGGCGAGGGCGGATAGCTGGTCGATGGAGGCGTGAAGTTCGGTGCGCAAGTCGCCGTAGTAGCCCTCAACGCACGGGCCGTCGCCATAGGCATCGGCCAGCCTCTTCGCCTCTTCCGCCAGCTTCTTGGGGTCGGTCATGCTTCCTCCGTTTGCTGTTCATAGATGCTGGCCTTGATCGCCTCGGCCCATGCCAGCGCGAGCGGATAAGGCACCGCGTCCGCTAGGCCGTGCTGTAGCTGCACGCATGGGAACGGCAGGTTCGCGACTTCCGGGTAGCCCTGGAGCTTGGCGCCGCGCTTCGGACCATAGATGCGACCGGCTACCACGCTATAGGCCATCAGGTCGTCTACGGTGCCGGAGAACTTCGGCTTCGGCGGCGTGATGTTGGGCGAGTGCGTGAACCAGCGTTCACGGCTCTGGTGCGGCTGGTAGTAGTGCATCGCGTTGCACCGCTTGGCTACCGGCTCCCATGTCATCGACAGGTCGATGGGGGCCACGTTTTCGAAGCAGTACCAATCGGGGTTGAGAACCAACAACAAGTCTTCAACCAGAGGCGTAAGGTCCGGGAACTTGGGCGTCCTGATGGATCGCAGCTTTGAGTGCGATTGACAGCTCGGGCCGCCGATGACGCCATCGAAGTGCGGAAAAGACCACCGACCTTGGAGCGCTCGCGGTAGATCTTTCAGGTCGTGTACCAGCGGTTCACCCCCACACAGCTTCGCGTACATGGCGCGCTTTTGTGGGTCAATCTCGCAGCCCGGCACCACCTCGAATCCGGCATCCATGAATGCCCGATCCATGAGGCCCATGCCGGTGCAGATGCTGAGAACCCGCATTACTGCATTTCCTTCAGCAGGCGCACCGCTTTGTCAGGCGTTAGCCATTCAGACGCCGGAGTGACGACCGACACGGCGCCGTTCGGGTACGTCACACGCACGATCTGGACCCGGCCGTCTTCCACTCGCGTGCCGATGGTCTTGTCGTTCAGACGCTCTCGTGCGGTCAGAACGGCGTGTTGCAGAGTGAAGAGCTGGTTCATGATGTCCTCTCGAATCGCTTGCTGTTATTGTGATTCAAATAATCAGCGACTGCAAGTGTTTTCTGTGATGCGCTAAACTGCCCGCATGGAAGACAAGAAACCGAGGGGCCGCCCACCCGTCCCGCCCGACCAGAAGCTGGAGCAGCGCTCCATCCGGCTGACGGCGGAACAGTGGGCGAAGATCGACGCATATGGGCTCGACTGGCTGCGCAAGCTCATCCAGCGCGCGAAGGGGCCGAAGTAGCGGCTCACGCTTCAATCTCCTGTTCGCAAATCTCCTGCACCCGCTCAAAGCTCATGTGCAGAGAGACGGCCGCGATGTGCATGGCCTGGTCGATGGGGACACCTGTGCTCACCAGATCGGCGACACGGCGGCGGACTTCGGGGAGGGGGAGGATGGGGTCGGCCATCGCTACTTGATCGTGAGCCGGTCGCGCTTGACCAGTTTTGCGCCGGGCACCTCGAAACCATCTTTGATCGCCCTCTTGATGAGGGCCTTGTCCGGCTCATATTTCGCCGGAATCTCGCGCTGGTAGTCCTGCGGCACCTGGGCGGCATCGAACACCTCGATGGCTTCGTCCCGCTCGCGCTCCAGCTTTGCCTTGAAAAGCCCGCGCTCTTCGGTGATCTCGGTCACGCCGCTGGCCGCCATGTGCGTCAGCAGATACTGCTTGAGCCAGTCGATGCGCTTGCGCTGGGCCTTCGCGCGATCGACCAGCTCCTTGCCTGCTGCTTCGACCATATCGGCCTGCTTGCCGCTTTCGAGGATGTACGCCGCAACAGCAGTTGCCTTCCTGGCGACCAGTTCGCGGGCTTCTTCAAACCCTTCGGGCATCTCGCCGGTCTCAACGTCGATTTGGTCGAAGAGGGCGCGAACATCGGCTGCGGCTTGGTACAGGGTGATGTCCATGGTCACACCATCATCGAAAAGCGACCCTTGTAGGGGTCGGCGAAAGGAATGTCATCGTCCATGTCGTCCCAGCCAGAGGCCGCATTCGCCGGGCGCCCAGCCGGCTTGCCGCATTGCGGCTTAGCGCGCCGATCCCTCAGCGTTTCAATGACCTTGCCGAGCTGTTCGGGCCGCACCTTGTTGTCAAGGATTTCGCTGGCCATCAGTTCGGTTTCGGCCTGGAAGACGCCGGCCAGCACCATGCGCGAGCCTTCCGAGCCGTCGTCCTTCTGGAAGATTTCCTTCTCCAGCAGGATGCCGACGGGCTTGTTCATCAGTTCGCCGAAGCACGGCACCTGAAACTCCGCCTCTTGCCCTGCAGCGGCATCCCATTTGCGGACGCGCATGAGCGCCGGCTTCATGCCGCGCAACTTCAGGCACGTCATCAAAGCCATGACGAAGCCGTGACCGATGCCGATCTTGGAGCCATCGCCCTTCGTGGTGTAGAGCGCGAAGCGCGCCTTGCGGCCATCATTGGCAACGAACGAAAAATCGATGCCGCTTGTGCCCTTGTCGGTCTTGATGTCCTCGGCTCTGGTGAACTGGCCGATGTACTTGCCGGTCTCGTTGATGAGGCCGCCGCGCTGGTCGGCCTTGCGTGCATCCTGTGCGTTCAGTGCGTATTCCATGCTTTCACTTTCGATGGGTTAGGCCGCCTGCGGCAGCGGCTGGATTTCGTAGTACGCGCAAATGGCGTCATCGACTGCCTTGAGGTCGTTGTCGATCAACTGATCGGCGAACATCCCCATAGGGCTCTTGGTGGTGTCGCTGCCGTTGTTCTGCGTGGAGAACATGAAGCGGCCATCCGACACGTGGGTGCGCAGGACGATGGTCACCATGCCTTCGATGGTGATCTTCTCGTCCAGCATCTTCCCGATGGTCTTGATCTTGGTCTTGCCGTTCGGGTCGCTCTCGGTATGCGAGAGGATGTACACGCGGCGATGGTCGGCCAGGCTGGCCGCGGCGTTGAGGATGTCCCAGGCGTGGCGGCCGATCTCGGTGAACTTGTCGAAGCCGCGTTCGTCGCTGCGGCGCATAAACTCGTTCGCCATGACGTACTGGAAGTCATCCAGCACGACGATTTCGTGTGGAGACTGGCGAAGAATCTTCTCGATGGTTTCGGGGGTGTCGGTCTGGATGACGTTGCCTTCAGCCTTGAGGGAAAGGCGCGTCTTCCAGCCGCTGGCTTTGAATGGGAGCGGCTTGCGGATCGACTGAATCAGCAGCGTGCGGGAGGGGTCGAGGTTGCGGAGGCTGGTAGTCTTGCCGGTGCCAGACTCGCCGAGGATCAGTGTTGCGATGCTCATGTTCGTTCCTTTCGTTCAGTGCTTCGTGTTGGACAAGTTGGAAGTAGGTTCGTTTGGCGCCGCTCACTTCGCTGCCTTTCTCATCGGCTTGACGTTGGTAGGCTTGGCCTGCTCTGCCTTCACCCGGGCGAACAGCTCGCGAATGTCGGTCTTCGTGGAATGCACGTAGGGCATGCCTTGAAGCAGTGAGCGGCTGGGGAGGGTGCGCTTCAGTTCCACAGCGGCGCTCCCGGATAGAAGATGGCTCCCACAATCGCCACGAACAGCACGACAGCGATCAACCCCCAGCGGCTGCGAGGTTCCACCCTCCGCCCCGCTTCGTAGGACATCGCTGGATGTGCTGGCGTCTCACACAGCATCACGAAGGCGTCGTAGTCGGTGTGGTGCATGGCTAGACCCCCATCAGTTGCCGCAGCACTGCGGCGATTTCCATGTCCTGGCCGCTCAGCCCCGCGAAAAGCAGCGCAGCCAGCGTGGCGCCTAGCAGAGCAGCTAGGGCGATGTCGAGGAGGCGGGTCATGCGCGCCTCCACGTCAGCAGTGCAAACAGCTTCGGATGCCGGAGGGCGATGGCGAGAACGCCATAGGTGCGACGGTGGCTCATGACAGCTTCTCCGCGTTGTGCTCACGCTCAATGCGCTGAGCCACCTCTTCGATGCTGACCGGAGCGAACGCATGCCGCGCCTCATCGGTCGAGTACAGGACGCGGGCCGTGAGCCGGCAGACGTAGGTATCACGCACGCCCAGCACCAGCTTGCCGATCAGCTCCACGTCACGAGCCTGGATGGCGCGCTCCAGCACGTCTTCGGCATCGGTGAGTTGGTCGAGTACGTCGGTGGCGTTGACGTGGCGCCCAGCGTCGGCGATGGCGTCGCGCAACTCGATGTCGGTGTACTCGCGCTCGGCTTCGACGCGCGGAAGCGTGAAGCGATCAGGGTTCAGGACTGCGGCCACGGCCTGCTCCTTGATGTGAGGGTTAGGCGGCGGCCTTGAGGATTGCGGCGCGTCCTCGACGGACCGCCTCTTCTTGAGGGCTCGTATCCCATCCTGCGAGCCACAGCGTGGGAAGTGCCGCTTCGAGCTCATTCAGAGCGCGGCCAAGGGCCTCAGTCGTCTCCGGCGCGGCGGCGATTAGGCGGGCAGTGGCTTCTGCATCTCCGTGCGTCTCGGCAGTGGAGAAGACCCACCAGAACGAACCGTCAGCGGCGGCCGGCCCGACTTGGCAGAGGGTTGTCGCGTCCTTGGCGCAGAGTTGCGTCAATCCGGAGCGGGCGAACCATTCGCCACCTGTGTGCTTCGCTTCCATCACTTGCTCCCGTGTGCAGCGCCTGGCTGCTGTGTCGATGGGGAGAAGTGTACGCAAGAAAATCTAGTGACGCAAGAGAATCTAGCGGAGTGGCCGTAAATTTCTTGCATGGCGACCGCCCCGCTGGCCCGGCAGACTCTGCGGCGGAAGGAGGAGATGGACATGCGGAAGACCGCGACTACGCTCGCGCTGGGTGCCGTCTTGGTTGGCTGCGCGAGCAGCGGCGTGATCCCCATCGGGGATGGTGTGATGATGCTGACGAAGAAGGGTGCCGGCGGCGTTGTAACGCCCGGCGCGGAGGTCTTGGCTGACCTATACAAGGAAGCCAATACCTACTGCGGGCAGCAGAACAAGCAGATTCAGACTGTCAGCAGCACGTCGGAGAACGCGATCCCGTTCGTGCGTTTCTCGTCGGCTGAGCTTCACTTCCGCTGCGTCAGCCCGACCGCCAATGCTCAGCAGGGGCAGCGATGAAGAAGACGATCGCGGCTCTGTGCCTGTGCGCCCTGGGCTCAGCCCATGCGGCGTGGAGCGGAAACAACTTGTTGAAGCTCAAGAACGAGGCCGGAGAAGAAGGGGCCAGGATGATCTCGTCATACGCCCAAGGCGTCCTCGATTTCGAGACGTTCGCAGAAGCCATGACCCGGACGGAAAGGCATGGGGACGGGCACCTCAACGTCTGCGTTCGCGACGGAGTGACGGCAGACCAAGCGGGCGCCGTTCTCGTCAAGTACCTAGAAGAGCACCCGGACATGTCGGACGCGCCCGCCGTGCTTCTCGCGCATTCTGCATTCCTGAAGGCGTGGCCCTGTGCTAAGCAGGCCGCTCAGTAGCCCCTAAGGGAGTGCAAGCCAGGGTGGGGCAGAGGCTCAGGGAGAAACAATGAGCGATGGACAACAAGAGGACAGAACGCCCTTTGACCCCGAAACGGTCGACGGATACCTTTTCGCTCTCACGGCCGCTTACCTCCACTTGGTGATGCTGCTGGCCGAGAAGGACGTGGTGAAGATCAAAGAAGTGGCGTCCCGGCTCAACAACATCAAGCCCCAGCTAGCCTCTATGCCGGCGGCTCAGCATTGGCTCGATGTCACCATCAAGAACTTCGGAGGCGCCGAATGAAAGTGATCGACATTCGGGGTTACGCAAAAGGTGGCCGGTTTGACGGGACTTCCGGAGGCGGCGATGATGGCGGCATGGAAGCCCGCGTCGCGAAGCTGGAGGCCGCTCTGTCCCATGTCGAAAGGGATGTGGGCGAGGTGCGCTCCGATCTCAAGGAAGTGCGGCGCGACATCACGTCGATCCGCACGACCGATTTCCGGCTTCTGTTCGGCGCAATTATTGCCGTCGCGCTCGGCCTCGCCGGCATGATGACCAAGGGCTTCCACTGGCCCTAACTGCGACAGCCCCTCCCCACCACGAAGCCCGCCCTTGAGCGGGCTTTTTTGCGTTTCTGCTCTCCGCGCATAAGTTCTCTGCAGAAAAGTACACAGCTAGCTCATGCTGTGAGCCGTACCCTAACTACATTGCGTAACCAGGCGAGGGCGGCACAATGGATGCCTCCCCG